AACCCTCGTGGGTTGGGGCTACTTTAAAAATATTGGCAAACTTAGGACCAACAACTAACTACAATAGGATAAACTTTATCAATCGAGTGGATGTTCCTTTACTTTATAAAATAGCAAAGTAATGGCGAGAAATCAGGTCAGAATATTCCTGAAAAAGGGCGACGTTGAAAAGCTGAACACAGCTTTAAAGGGATACGCTTACGACGTAGCTGATTCTAAGGCCGGGGAGAAGCTTATGGATTCGGCCTTGAGAAAAGCGGCGGCACCGTGGCAAAAAGCCTTCAAGGGAGGCACTATGTACAAGAAGCTACAACGTCGCACGGGGGGATTTGACGACCCTATGGGGAACAAGAAGATAAAAGGCCGAAGAAGCAGCATTTATGGACGAAGAGTAGGGCCTAAAATGAAGGGTAAGAGCGCCGGATGGAGAGCGCACTTCTTTGCAAGTCCTGCTCGCCATATAAGCAAAAAGAAGAGAGTTAACTTTGCCGCTATCTACAAAAAGCAAAACGGAAAAGTTAGAAAAATATTAAGAACAGAGATTAATCAATTATTAAACACGCTAGCAAAACAACGCTTTAAATAACTAAGACCATGGCTACATTAGCATCAAATCAAATAGGTGTCTACTTCGTAGGTACCGATCAGACTTCTCCACTAGAAGTCTACAGCAGTACGACAGCTCCAACGTCAAATCCTGCCGGGGTTTCAGACGGAGACCACTTTATCTGGTACAATACCACCGACAAAGAGTTCGGGGGCCTTTATTTAGGGGCATCATCCATTTCTGCAGCAGAGACCATTGGGGCTTCACAACTTTTGGCTGCCGCTACATCTACCTCTTTGGATGCGAGCAACACAATCAACGAAGTTGCTGCTCGTAACGGAGAAGGTGGGTCAACTAACTACATCGCGTCAGGCGCGTTCTCATGGAACTTTACTATTGACGGGCTGATCGATCTTACAGCAAACGCTGGTGGTGACACAGGAAGCCCTGTCACCATTCTGGACGCAGCAAAAGACTCTTACTACGTCTTGGTTCGTTTCACCACAAAAGTAGGTGCTGACGGCAACGGAGACGATGGTGGTGTTGTCTCTTACGTGGGTCAAGCTCTAATCGAAACTGCCACCCTCACTGGAGGTGTAGATGATATCGCTACATACAGCGCTACCTTCCGAGGTTATGGAGATTTGTACAAGTTTATCGCCTAACAGGTAGTATATTTGTTTTTGGGGCGGCGCGAAGGTCGTGTCGCCCCTTTTTTACCCTTAATCAACCACATGGATTTATCCAACAACTTTCGGGGTGAGTTTAAGCTCAAGGTTAAAAACAAGAATCAAGACGCCCTTTTTACCATGAACGCTTTGCGTTTGTTGCTTAAAAATGAAGGGTTAAAGCTTCCTGACTTTGACACCTGGGTTCAGGACGACCCGCTTACTGCGATTCCCTTGATCGCTTACTACAGTGTAGTTAATAGTTGTGTTTACTCTGGAAAGAAGTTCACAACTAACAAGGAAGTGTTCATTGCTGAAATACTAGACTCAGGGCAGCTTGAGGTTATCTCAGAAGCTATGGCCTCAGCCATGAATACAGAAAGCGCGGGAAAGCGCTAACGGATGAAGATTCAGCAGAGACGCCTGAGCTTGTTGAGCTTTACTTGCAATCAATAAAAGCAGGCGTTTCTCCTGAGTCATTCTGGACCATGACTTTGGCCGAGGTCTCGTCCGTTAGTAGTGGCCTTATGCTGAGAGACAAGTTGATGTGGAATCACACCTCATCACAGATGGCTCTCCTCGCTAATGTAAACTCTTCGAAAGGAAAGAAGTACAAACCCGAAGACTTCAATCCTCATTCGGATCATAAAAAAGCTCCTACGAAGACAATAGCGCAGGACTTGTACGAACAGTTTAAAACATTTACCTAATGGCTACAAGCACAACGGTAACGGCTAAAATACTTGCGGACGTAACGGACTTCAGCACCGGAATGAAGAAGGCGTCTACGTCTTTAAGCAAGTTTTCAGCTGCGGCAACACGAGCGGGGCGAGATATTACCACAGCAATATCTGCTCCGCTAATACTTTTAGGCAGAGAAGCCGTTCGAGTGGGGACTAGCTTCGACCTTGCCCAGAGAAAAATACAGGGTATCCGTGGTGCCGACAAGCCTATAGCAAAACTGGTAAAGACGGCAAGGGAATTAGGCGCTAGCACAATCTTTACAGCAGAAGAGGTCAGCACCCTTCAGTTGTCCCTTGCAAAGCTTGGAAAAACAGATAACGAAATACTTGCACTGCAAGGTTCTATTCTAAAGCTGGCGCAAGCGATGGACATCGACCTGGCCGAGGCTGGAGAGCTTGTGGTAAAGAATCAAAATCGATTTAGAGACTCGCTCCAGGACTTGGGCGGTGACCTTGAGCAGGCCACTTTTATCACCAACGTATTTGCTAAAGCGACACAGTCATCTCTTTTAACAGCAGAGACGCTTGGAACAGCGCTAAACTACTCTGCCTCTGAAGCTGCTGCTTACGGGATCTCGTTAAGCGAGACGGTTGCTATTCTGGGTCTTTTGGCTGACCAGGGTTTTGAGGCAAGTAGAGGTGGTACGTCTTTTCGTCGTATCCTGGGGCAACTCGCTAAAGATGGCCTAAATGCAGAGCAAGCTCTGGCAGCGCTTTTTGACTCCACAAAAGGGTATGCAGCGGAACTTGAGCAGTTTGGCCTGCGCGGAGCTGGTGCAAGAAAGAGCTTGGCAGACCTGTTGCCTTTGTTTGACGAGCTTAAAAACAAGCTAAACAACTCGGAAGGGACTGTAGATAAGTTTGCTGATGCTTTGGACGAGTCTTTGCTTGCTTCGTTTCGTAGGCTTCAGTCCGCACTCGCTGACTTTGCCATTGAGTTGGAGGAGCAGTTTGGAGAAAACATCAAGGAGATTGTAGAAAGCGTTACTCGGTTTGTGCGATCTCTTTCTGAAATGGACACTCAAACCAAAAGAACTATAGGCTTAACACTTGCGTTTCTGGCGGCTTTAGGTCCGCTTTTGTTGATTATTGGAGGTTTAACCTCTGGTATAGCCCTCGCTGGAAGAGTGGTGGCTGGATTAGGTTTTAAGTTTTTAAGAACCAGGGTTGTGATGCGACAGCTCGGAGCCGAGTTAGGGTTTGTGGCTAGTTCTTTTAATGCTCAAACCTCCGCAGCTATAGCGTCTTCGGTAGCCACTGGTAAGGCTGGGGCCGCTGCTGTCAAAACCAGCACCAGGTTTGCTGCCCTCGGTAGAGTTCTAAAGTTTACAGGCTACGCCATAGCAATTGAGGGAATACTGACGCTTATAGACAAGGTAAATAGAGCGTTAGGGGAGGGCGATAGGCTTGCTGAAGCCTCGTTGAAAGACGCGGCTTTGCAGTTGGAGGTTGATGCCGAGATAAAATCTCTAGACGACCTTGACTTTAGTGAGATAGAGAAAAGGGTCAGAGCTGGAGCTGCTCAACTCACGTTAGACTTTATGGACGGGGTTTCCCCTGTCCCTGTTGACGAGATTGCTAAACGACTGGTGCCTGTGGGCGTGGCTGAAGCTATTGAAAAGCGAGCACAAGACATTATTGCTTCAGGCGTGAACCTGTTTGGTGAAGATCCGTTCACTATAGCAATAAATCAGTACTTCGCCGCTATTGCCGCGAAAAGAAAAGAAGACCTAAAGCAGCAAAAAATTGATGACGGAACAATCACCAACATCGATAAACTTATTGCTGAATACACTGAGCTAAAGAACAAAATACTTGACCTCAAATCGGCAGCTGTTTCTGGTAAAGATGTAGATTTTGAGTACGTAGAGGAGCTTGAAAGACGTTTCGGAGATATAGGCCAACAGATCACGCAACTTGGACTGAAAGGGGTCGAGTCTTTCGATAAACTTCGCAAGAACGCCCCCTTAGAGCCTTTAAAGAGGTTAAACTCTGAGGGAGAAAAGGTAAGCGGAACCCTTGAGACAATGACCGATGACGAGGCCGCAAAACGGTTGGCCGTGGCCTTTACGGGAGTGTCTGACGTCATGCCTGAGCTTCAGACAGGAGCAAACGCGGCAAGTGAAGCAATTGATAATTTAGTCCAAAAAGTAAGTCAAGAGGAACTGCTTGCAAATGTTAGAGAAATAGAGGCTTTAGCTGTCAGTATTGGCAGCATATTCGAAACCGCATTTAAAAGCGCTCTGGACGGAACTGAATCTTTAGCCAATGCGATCAGGACCGGGTTGGTTGACGCTATCAAAGGTCTTATTGCAAAGCTCGCTGGATTAGCCGTGGCCTGGGGGATTGTTGCACTTTTGGCGACAATTGCAACCGCAGGCTCAAACCTAGCAACGGCAGCTGGAAGCATAAAAGCTGCTGGATTTGGTAATTTTTTGTTAGACAATTCAGGACTGGGTTCTTTTAGCACCAGATCTACTCAACAAGGGGGGTCGCTTAGAACCGAAGGTTTTATTAGCGGGTCTGACATTGTGCTTGGGACGCGACGAGGGGCAACAGCATTAGATAGAATTTATGGCTAGAAGAGTAGTAAGTACGACGTATAAGGTTGTCGATGGGTTCTCTTATCGACTCGAACTGTGGGATATTAACATTGCGTCTCAGGGATCATTTGTACCGTTTTCTAAGGTCGAAATCGCAGAGCCTGGATTCACACTAGACTGGAAAGGCTCTATTGAAGAT